GCTGTATGGGAAGGATTTGGTTGTGATATGACGACATTTACCCAGGAAGAATTGGTATTTTCGGCAATTAACCATGACCTAGGTAAAATGGGATCTGATACTGAGGAAGCATATGTCCCTCAGACAGATAATTGGAGACGTGATAAATTAGGTGAAGATTATATGTTTAATAAGGCATTACCTTTCTCATCTGTCCCAGATCGTGGGTTATTTCTACTTCAGCAACATGATATTAAATACACTTTTAATGAAATGATTGCTATTCAGACACATGATGGTTTATATGATGCTGCTAATGAAAAATATCTCAAAGCATTCATGCCAGAACAAAAACCACGTACTTCTTTACCATTTATTTTACACCAAGCAGACATGATGGCTGCGCGTATTGAATTTGAAATTGAATGGTTACCAAAGTTCTCTAAGAATAGCGTGGTAGAGCCAAAGAAAAATTATACATTGGGTGGCAATAAAAAATCACCCATTAATTCTAAGGCACTTAAATCAATACAGAGCCCAGGATTAAAAAATATGTTAGATAGTTTATGATATTATATATAGCACTTAGTATTTTAGGGATTTTGGTCGTAGTCTTAGGATTTACGACCATTAACCTATTAAAGAAGAATGAGAAAATGTTAGATATAATAATTAATCAAAATAACTTTATCGGGGAATTTTCCAAACAATTAAATTCAGCTGATGAACGTCTACAAGAAATAGATACTAAAGGTACATTTAAAAGTGATGATGAAATAGGTTGGTTTTTTAAACAAATAAAGGTATTACAAACAAGTTTATCTCGATTTAGAATCGACTAATAAAACATATGGAACCTATAAAAAAGAAAAGAAGACCTAAGAGTAAAAACTACTTTACCCATGATACTGAATTAGCTATTGTAAGATACAATAACGAACCTGATTTTGAAGTTAGAAGTAATATATACGATAAAGAAATACATTACCCCTTCTTCAAACTCACCCAGAATATAATTCATACCTTTAAATTCTACCATACAGAAGTAGAAAATTTAGAACACCTCCAACACGAGATAATTGTTTTTTTATTATCTAAAATTCACCTATTTGACCCAACACGAGGAGCTAAAGCTTACTCGTATTTTGGTACGATAGTTAAACGTTGGTTAATCTTACATAACACTAAAAATTATAATAAAAAAATTAAAAAAGTACCTGTTGATGTATTAACTGGGGAAAACTCTACACACACATATAAAATGGGTGATGAGATTATAAAATCAGATTTAGATAATTATATTGATATATTTGTAGACCATGTTACAGCAAATATATTTAAATTATTTCCTAAAAAGAACGATGCACAGATAGCAGATGCCATCCTTGAGTTATTTAGAAAAAGGGAAACATTAGAAGTTTTTAATAAAAAAGCACTATACATATATATTCGTGAAATTATAGATGTAAAAACCCCTAAAATTACCAAAATAGCTGATAAACTTCATAGTATATTTAAGGAACAATATATATTCTATCTAGAAAATGGTTACGCTAGATTCTAAATCCTTCTTATATCCATATTTATAATAAAACAATATTATGGGAGCACTAGACAGCGTTGTATTTGGCAAAAAGAAATTTTCTGATATATTAAGTGAAATTTACGATAACCAAAAAACAAAACAACAACAAATTTCAGGATTAATTTCAGAATTAAAACCTCTTATTAGTGATATAGGTGATGCTACTTTAATTGTTCCACTTATTAAAGAATATATGGAAATTGGAGTTCGTAATGATGAACAACTAATTAAAATGGCCACTATTATACAACGGGTTGTAAATAATTCTTCAAGTGAGGAAGTAGGTGGAATTACTGAAGAAGAAAAGGCACAATTAATGGCTGAGTTAGATAAACTTACTGATAGCTATGAAGAAAAGAAAAATAAATAATGTTAAAAACTGGATTTTCAAAATTAGCATCTGCTTCATCACAGGCCTCTAGGAATAATTCCTCCTCTAATAATTTTTCTTCAAATGAAAATATTAGTACTGAATTCTTTCTAGCTAGAGTAATAGATATATCAATAAATTCAAACTCAGAATTATTTGAGAATACAGGTGAATGGGGAGGTATTGGTTCTATTAAATTCCAGAAATTAGATAAAGTTATAAATCCTTCTGTTAAATCTGAAGAAAATACTACTTTTGCTACTCCATTAAATTCTCAAATTAAAAGTTATCCTTTAGTAAATGAATTAGTTTTAATACTTAAAGGACCTGCAACTTCAAATGCACAAACCTCAGGAACATCTACTTATTATTATGTAAATTCTGTAGCTTTATGGAATAACCAACATGTTAATCCTTACCCTGATAATGTATTTACTAATACGGAAGTTGCTCCTCCTATGAATAAAAGTATATTTGATATATTAGCAGGTAGTACTAAAAAACAATCTGAAACAGTTACTCAAGTAAATTTAAATGGTAATAGTAAAGGAACATTTTCTGAAAAAGCAAATATCCATCCTATTTTACCATTTGCCGGTGATAATATATTTGAAGGTAGATTTGGTAACAGTATTAGATTAGGAAATACTTCTAAAACAGGAGGGAAACAAAATAATTGGTCTGAAACAGGAGAAAATGGAAGCCCTATTTCTATACTTAGAAATGGACAACCAATATCGGGTAGTTCTGAAGGGTATATTCCTGAAGTAGAAGATATAAACAAAGATTTAACTTCTATTTATTTAACTTCTACCCAAAAAATCCCAATTGAAGTAGCAACTTCTATAACAGCAGCAGGTGAGGCATCAACAGTACCCTTTTCTACAATAACTTCACCCCCTGTTAAATCCCCTAAATCATATAATCAACCTCAAATAATACTAAGTTCAGGTAGGTTATTATTTAACTCTATAAGTGATAGTATAATTTTATCTTCACATAAATCTATAGTAGCTGAATCTCGATTAGATGCAGGGTTAAAATCCCAAACTAGAAATGTAAATATAATAGCTGAAAAAGGTATAGTAAGAGTAGGTACTGAAATGGCAGACCAATCCGCGGTTAAAGGTGATGATTTTAATATACAATTTGATGCTCTATTAGTTCAATTAAAACTTCTATGTAAGGCACTAGAAAATGAACCTGCTCTTTCAATAGCAAAGGCACAAGCAACTTTAACATCAGGTAACATTGATACTATAAGGCAAGCTTTACCTAATTATTTATCTAAAAAAGTAAAAATAACATAGTATGGAAAGGAATGAAGATTTAGAAAATACCCTTCTAGACCTTGCTGGTCAATTTATACAAACAGATAAGGGAAAAGCATTAATTGCTAAGGCAGAAGCAGTAAAAGGGGATGTTGAAGCTTTTAAACAAAAATTAGATAATAACAAAGAATTATTTGATGAATTAAAAGAAAAATACAAACCAGTAATTTTAACTTTTACTACTAAAGGTAGAGTATTTGATGAACAGACTGGTGATCCCCTTGTTGGTGTTGAGGTACAACCTGAATTATTATTATACCCTATGATTGAAACTAGGGATGATGAGGGTAAAATAAAATATAAGCACGATAAAGATAGTAAAAAGAAAATAAAAACAGATGCCGAAGGTAGATATACTATAAGATTTGGTGTACCTGCTTTACCTAACTTAAATAATAAAATATTAGTTAAACCCATAGTACTATATCAAAAAGAAAAATATCTACCTGCTATCCAAACTCTAATTACAGGTGAAAATGAAGTATTACAAACACTTCCAATAAAATCTTTAATTAATCTAGATATCGCGGCGGAACAAGCTGCTCAAAAAATTAAAGAAGAAGTAGGCAACGCAGCAGAAAAAGCAGCGGATTTTGCTTTAGAAGCAGCAGAAAAAGCCTTAAATGTAATACAATCCCAAGTAATGAAAATGGCACTTGTATGTCAAACTAAGCTATTTCCCTTAGCTATATCCTTAATGATTGTATTTGGTATAGCAAAACGAGAGCAAGCATTACAAAGACAAGAAAAATGTCCTAATAATGCCATATTAAAGGCTGCTATTAAACGTAGAAACTCTATTGTAAGACAAATTAACCAAATTTGGGGGGTTATAGCTGCTAATACAGCATTAGCGGCACTTATACTTTATTTAAGTATTCAATTTAAAATAGGAAAAATAAGCATAGGTTCTATTCCTTTACCTTTAGGTGCCCCTTTAGGAGTAGGTGTTCCTTATAATATAGTATCCAAATTACAAGGAATAGAAGACTTACTAAAAGACTTTGAAGATTTTAGTAAACAATTAAAAACAGCATTGATAATATCACTTGTATTTCTAATTATATCTTTAATTATTATACTAAAATATATGAAAACAGTAGATTTACTAATAAATAGATGTTCAGATGGTAGTATACCTATGGATGAAATCAATGCTGAACTTTTAGCATTATCTGATGCCGCTAAAGAAGATGGTAATGAAGAATTACAACTTGTAAATGGATTTAAATTATTAGTTGTACCCGTAATTTCAGAACAGCAGAGTGATGAACAAGGTGATTTATATAGAAGAAGAGCAATCGCCAAAAATGCAGATGGAGTTATTATCCTTGAGGGTGAACCTTCATTTAGTGCTGAGGATCAAATATTACTTGATGAACTCGCGTTTTACATTAAACAAAATAATTTAAAAGCATATTAATATAATATTTATAATAAAGTAACAGATATATGAAATTAAGTCAACTAAAAACAATCGTAAAGGAAGCCGTAAAAGAGGCAATCCAAGAAGAAATGAAAGATATTCTTATGGAAGCTGTACGTAGTTCTAAACAAACAGTTATCGAAACTAAATCACCTTCTCCTTTAACTGGGGTAGGAACACCTGGACCTATGAACCCAATAGCTCAAACTCCTATGCATGAAGATAAAAGGATGGAAATGAGAGAAAACATACAAAGTGTATTAGGATCTATGATGCCTGATGCTAATGGTAATATAAAAGCAACAACAAATAGTATGCCATTACAAATGGGTAGTATGGATACAACTAGCCCAAATGGTAGTTTACCCCAAGGTGAAGTAGATATGAGCCAAATAATGAGTTTAATGAAAGGTAAGATATAATATGGCGTTTGGAGCAATAAATAAATTCCCAAATGACACTAGACCCCGAGTAGGTATAGGTGTTAATATACCTTTTAACGAAGGTGGGGTATTTACTCCAAATTACACAACAGCAGAATCAATTAAGAATAATTTAATTAATTATTTTTTAACAAACCCAGGAGAAAGACCAGGTAATCCTAGATTTGGTGGGGGTTTAAGAGCATTTATATTTGAACAAATTACAAATAATAATTTAGAATATTTAAAAGAAGATGTTTCTAACAAAATAAAAGTTAAATTTCCTAATGTTGAAGTAGTTGAATTAAATGTTTTAGCAGCAACAGATAACAATGAAGTAACAATACAATTGTATTATAGAGTAACTAACACTTCTATTGAAGATGAACTCGTATTAAATTTCGCATAATGGCAATAAAAAGAAACATAAACTACATAAATAAAGAATTTTCGGAGTATAGGTCTCAATTAATTAATTACTCACAGACTTATTTCCCAACCACTTATACTGACTTTACGGAGACATCACCTGGTATGATGTTTATTGAACAAGCCGCTTATGTTAGTGATGTATTATCCTTTTATTTAGATAACCAAGTTCAAGAGAATTTTTTACAATATGCAAGACAAAATAGTAACTTATATGATTTAGCATATATGTGGGGTTATAAACCTAAGGCAACAGGTTTAGCAGAAACCACTATGGAATTCTACCAACAACTACCAGCTAAATTAGTAGATAATGAATATATACCTGATTATGATTACTCAGTAACAATTCCAGCCAATACTACTATAAGTACCCAAACAGGTACATCAATTAAGTTTTCTATAGAAGATCCAATTGATTTTTCAGTTTCATCCTCTTCGGACACAACGGAGGTATTTATTGCTCAAACAAATGCTGGTGTACCTTCATATTATCTACTCCAAAAAACTAGAAAAGCATTTTCAGGAACTATAACTACAGATAGTTTTACGTTTACTAACCCACAAGAATTTCAAACTGTAACTTTAACATCCCCTAATATTGCGGGTATTATAGATATATTTGATTCTGAGGGAAACAGATGGTATGAAGTAGATTATTTAGCCCAAGATTTAGTATACGATAGCTTAAAAAATACAAATGTAAATAGTCCTAATACTTTTGAGGATTCGGATGCACCATTTTTATTACAAACTAAAAACGTTCAAAATAGGTTTGCTACGAGATTTTTATCCCCCACAGAACTACAAATTCAATTTGGGTCAGGAAACCCAGCAGATACAACAGAAGATGTAATACCAAATTCTATGAATGTAGGTTTAGGTTTACCATTTGAGCAAGATAAACTTACAACAGCTTATAGCCCAACAAATTTTATATTTACAAATACTTATGGTGTTTCACCAACAAATACCACTTTAACAGTTAGGTATTATACGGGTGGTGGGGTTCAATCTAATGTATTATCAAATACGATTACTAATTTAGATAATAACAACATTACTTTTAATAAAAACAACTTAAACCAAGCAACTTCAAATTATATTTTTAACACTGTTGCCGCTAATAATAAAATAGCGGCGAGTGGGGGTCAAGATGGTGACACGATAGAAGAAATAAGACAAAACTCTATATCACAGTTTTCTACTCAATTAAGAAATGTAACTCAAGATGATTATTTAGTAAGAGCTTTAAGCATGCCCTCTAAATATGGTACTATATCAAAAGGATGGACACAAAAACCTAATGCTGATGATGGTAATACTACATTGGATTTATATGTATTATCCAATAATCTTAACAATAAATTAAATTTGGCATCGGATACACTGAAACAAAATTTAAGGACATATATAAACCAGTATAGAATGATCGGTGATACTATTAGTATTAAAGATGCATTCATTATTAATTTTGGGGTTTCATTTGAAGTGATAACTTATCCTAATTTTAATAGTAATGAAGTAATAGAAAGATGTATATCGGCTTTAAAAGATTATTTTTTAACTGATAAATGGCAAATAAACCAACCTATTATAGTACCTGATATTTACGTATTATTAGATACTTTAGATGGGGTACAAACTGTAAAAACAGTTAATATTGGTAACTTAGCAGGAACATCATCAGGATACTCACAATGGGCTTATGATATGAGTGGAGCAAATCAAAATGGAACAATATACCCATC